ACTGGAAAAAGTTTACTTCTGGCATTATATAATATGCAAAATATTATCGTTGATAAACTCAATGACGTATATATTCAGATTGACGCTGATGCCGCTATTCGTAGAGAATTATCAGATTACTTCTCATTTGAAGTACCTGGATATAAATTTACACCACAGTTTCGTAATAGAGTGTGGGACGGAAAAATAAGACTATATTCATATGCATCAGGTAAAGTATATGTAGGATTATATCCATACTTAAAAGACTGGTGTAAGAAGAAAAACATACATATAGTTGAATCTAGTGATATTTTGACACATAGGAGTGTCACAGCCGCCGATATAGACGGTATGATTGATGAGTATGATCTGTCTATCAAACCGAGAGATTATCAGATAAACGCATTTAAATTTGCTTTAAAATATGACAGAGGACTAATTTTATCGCCTACTGCCTCTGGTAAATCACTTATCATATACATGTTAGTCCGACACTACTTAAATGTAATTGACAACAATATTCTAATCATTGTACCAACAACATCACTAGTGGAACAATTATACAAAGATTTTAAAGATTACGGTTATGATGTAGAAACAAATGTCAGTAGAAAATATCATGGCTACGATATAGACGAAGATAAACGTATAGTTATATCAACATGGCAATCGCTATACAAAATGCCTAAACAATTTTTTGAAGACTATGGTGCAGTTATAGGTGATGAGGCACACTTGTTTAAGGCTGTATCATTGACAAAGATAATGACCAAACTAACAGATTGTAAATACAGAATAGGTCTTACAGGTACGTTAGATGATAGTAAAACACACAAGTTAGTATTGACAGGTCTCTTTGGCATGGTCAACAAAGTTGTATCTACAGCAGAGTTAATTGAGAGAAAACAACTTGCAAATCTAAAAATTAAATGTCTAAATTTAAAGTATCCTGAAACAGAAGCTAAAAAAGTATATGATGTCAAATACTTTGAAGAACTGGAATACCTCACTCAAAATTCTTCTCGTAATAAATACATACGAAATCTAGCTTTAGCTCTCAATGGCAATACTTTATGTTTATTTCAATTAGTTGAAAAGCACGGTGAGGTTTTATATAACTTAATTAAAGAAAAGGCAGAAGCAAAACGAAAAGTATTTTTCGTTTATGGTGGAACTGAAACAAATGATAGAGAAAAAATTAGAGAAATCACAGAGAAGTCTGACAACGCAATTATTATCGCTTCTTTCGGGACGTTCAGCACTGGTATCAATATTCGTAATTTACACAACATTATTTTTAGTAGCCCTAGTAAGAGCCCTATAAGAGTATTGCAAAGTATTGGTCGTGGGCTACGTGTCGGTGATAAGAAACAGTCTGCCACAGTCTATGATATTTCAGATGACCTTACATATAAAGATAAAAAGAACTTCACATTAACACACTTTCAGGAAAGAGTTAACATCTACAATAGAGAAGGCTTTGACTATGAAATACATAGTATATTTTTAAAAGATAAATAGTAATATGATTGATCGTATAGATACACAATCTGTAAAGGTAATAAGACTTGTCTCTGGTGAGGAGATATGTTGCAAATTTCCTCTACATAAAGATCAACTGCCTGAAAATTCTAAACTTTTAAGGTTGCAGGAACCTATGTTGATTAAATATGTTCCTCGTATTACCAAATATGGAATTTCTGATTATATTGCATTGGTCAAATGGGTGGGTTTTACAGATGAGAAAATAGTCACTATACCTATAGATAAAATAATAACAATATGCAATGCTACCTCACAATTTACAAAAAGATATGCTAATCTCGTTGTCTCATTAAGAGAAGCTAAACAACAGCTTCCTGAATTTGTGGAAAGAGACCTAATAGATGATGATGAAAAACAAGATGAATATATAGATGAATATATAGAAGAACCTACAGATGGATCATCTCCTAATAATAATGAAGAAATAAAAACCGATTTAAATAATGATAAAAATGATATAAAAGAGATTGCTGATCTACTAGATATGCCTTCGAAGAAGATACATTAAGAGGTAGCTATTCTCCTCGGTAACAACCCACATGGGTAGTATAACAGTAAAAGTAAATTATGTCAAGCGATAAAGATGAATGGAGAATAAAGGTTACATATAATAGTGATGATTGGAGAAAATATTGTGAACTCAACTATACATATAAAGGCACTCAAAAAACACTTGAAAAAAAGATATGGAAACACTACAATGAACGTTATGAAGAATATGGTAAAGCAGAAGCTGTAGTAGTTGAGCTTATAATCTAAACCCTTGACAAAAACAAAAATATATAATATAATAAAACTATGACTAGATTAAAAAAGAAACCTGAACATTATGTGGATAATAAAGAGTTGTTAAAAGCAATGATTGAATATAAAATTAAATGTGAAAAAGCTGAAAAAAGAGGAAGAAAATCACCACCTGTAACAAATTATATTGGTGAATGTTTTTTAAAAATTGCTAATCATTTATCTTATAGACCAAACTTTATAAATTACACCTTTAAGGATGACATGATTTCTGATGGTATAGAAAACTGCTTACAATACCTTAAAAACTTTAACCCAAACAAATCAAATAATCCATTTGCTTATTTTACACAAATAATTTATTATGCTTTTATAAGAAGAATTCAAAAAGAAAAAAAACAAACAAATATAAAATATAGATTAATTGAACAAGCAAACATAGATGAGTTTGACACACTACCTGGAGATACAAATAACGCTTATAAAAATCAATTTTTAGAATTTTTGAGAAAAAATAGACCCTCAACTGAAGATCAACCAAAAGTTTCTGAAATAAAAGTTAAAAAAAGAAAAAGAAGAAACTATACAAGCGTTTTAGATTCGTAATGAAAATAGCATTATTAAATGATACACACTTCGGTGTTCGTAATGACAGTGAAGCTTTTAGAAAATATCAATTAAGATTTTATGACGAAATATTTTTTCCATATTTAAAAGAAAATAATATTAAAACTTTAGTACACTTAGGTGATGTTGTTGATAGAAGAAAGTTTATAAATTTTCAAACTGCTTCTATATTCAGAAAACAATTTTGGGATAGATTATATAAAGAAGAAATTGATACTCATATTATTATTGGTAACCATGATACATATTTTAAAAACACAAATGAGATAAACGCTATAGAAAATCTCTATACATCATTTGATAAAAAACATGAGCCTTGGATTTATACAAAATCAACAGTTGTAAATTTTGACGGTACTGATATTTTATTTGTACCTTGGATATGTGATGACAACTACAATCATTCCATGAATATGTTACAGACGGCAAAGGCTGATATTGTTATGGGTCATTTAGAAATAAAGGGTGTTGAAATGCAAAATGGTGTTATTAACGAACACGGTTTAAGTAAATCAGATTTTAAAAGATTTGAAAGAGTTATATCAGGACACTTTCATAAACATACAGACGATGGTCAAATTCACTATAATGGAGCTCAATATGAGATGACTTGGTCAGACTATCAGGACCCTAAAGGTTTTCATATATTTGATACAGATACTAGGGAGATAACTAGAATTATAAATCCCGTTACTATACACAAAAAAATAATATATGATGATAAAAAGAAAGACTACAATAACCTTGATATAACTCCTTATCACAATCATTTTATAAAACTCATTGTATTAAATAAAACCAATGAACACATGTTTGACAAATTCATAGAAAGATTGTATAATGAAATATCAGTACATGACTTAAATATTGTAGAAGATTATTCAGACATTAAAGCCAGTGTGCGAGATGACATACTTGATATGGGAGAAGACACGGTTACTTTTCTAAACAATTATGTTGATCAATTAGAAACGGATGTAAATAGAACTAAACTAAAGGAATATTTAAAATCTATTTACATAGAAGCAAACGATAATAACGTATGATATATTTTAAAAAATTAAGATGGCGTAACTTTCTTTCTACTGGTAATCAATTTATCGAAGTTGATCTAGCAAAATCACCATCAACATTAATTATAGGTACAAATGGTGCAGGTAAGTCTACCATGTTGGATGCTCTATGCTTTGCTTTATTTAATAGAGCCTTTAGAGACATTAAAAAAGAACAACTTGTAAACACTATTAATCAAAACGATTGTGAGATAGAAGTAGAGTTTGAAACTAGTAATAAAAAATATAAAATCATAAGAGGAATAAAACCAAATAAATTTGAAGTCTATTGTAATGATGAATTATTAAATCAGGATGCTTCTAATGTTGACTATCAAAATATGTTAGAACAAAATATTTTAAAATGTAATTATCGAGCCTTTTGTCAAGTTGTTATATTAGGTTCTACCTCATATGAACCATTTATGCATTTACGTGCCAGATATAGACGAGAGGTTGTGGAAGAAATATTAGATATAAGAGTTTTTAGTCACATGGATTTACTATTAAGGCAGAAACAAGGTGAGTTAAATAAATCTGTTATTGATGTAAAACATAGATATGATTTAATGACTGAAAAGTACGATTTACAAAAAAAACACTTTGAAGAAATACAAAGTAGAGATACTACAGATATAGAAACTCGTAAAAAACAGCTAAAAGAAAACGAGCAAAGTAATTATGAATATAATCAAAAGTTACAATTACTAAATGAAAAAATTATATCTACAAAAGCAGAGATATGGGGCGCTGATAAGTACACAAGAAAATCAAATGAACTTACAAAACTAGAATCAAAAATAGAACACAAACTTGATAGAGAAAAAAAAGATGTACAGTTTTTTGAAATTAACGACAGTTGTCCTACATGTACACAACCTATTAATGAAAAGTTTAAACAAACAAAGATATATGACGGCAAGAAAAAAATTGCTGAACTAGAAAATGGTTTATCTCAACTAACATCTGAAATGGGAAAAACAAATGAAAAGATTAAAGAATATAAAGCAGTAGAAAAGAAACTTAATGAACTAGATATATCTGTTGCAAAAATTAATACCTCTATTTCAGAAATTAATAGACACTCAAATAGGCTAGACATTGAAATTTCTAAATTAGAAAATGATGATACTAACACAAATGTTATACAAAAAGAACTAAAACAGATAGAAGAAAACTTAAAATCAGTAAATGTAGAAAAACAAAAGGCCGTAGAAGAAAAAAAATATATTGATATCGCTAGAGAGATATTAAATGATACAGGTGTTAAAGCAAATATCATTAAGAAGTATCTACCTATAATGAATAATTTGATTAATAAATATCTCCAGTCTATGGACTTCTTTGTTAACTTTCATTTAGATCAGGAGTTTAATGAAACAATAAAGAGTAGATTTAGAGATACATTTAACTATAACAGTTTTAGTGAAGGTGAAAAGTTAAGAATAGACCTTGCGTTATTATTTACATGGCGTACAATTGCTAAAATGAAGAACAGTACAAATACAAATCTATTAATATTAGATGAAATATTTGATAGTAGTTTAGATGGTCAAGGTACCGAAGACTTTTTTAAGATATTAAAAACATTAACAAAAGAGAATACATTTATTATATCCCACAAAGGTGATATTTTATTTGATAAGTTTACAAATATAATTAAATTTGAAAAATATAAAAACTTTACGAGGTTAGCATAATGAAATATACTTTATTACCACCAACAGATCCCCGAGTATTGTCATCTATAGCGCCATTCAATATAGATGAATTTAAGAAAGAAGAAAAACTAGAAGTAAAAGAGTTTGTGGATAATATGTTTGAAACAATGAGTAACTATGGCGGTATTGGATTATCAGCTAATCAAGTTGGTAAACCGTACAGAATGTTTATTATGGGCTCTCATCCAGATATTCATAATAGTAAAAAATGGGTATGTATAAATCCAGAAATAATAGAGGCAAGTAAACAGACAATACATATGCAAGAGGGTTGTTTAACTTTTCCTTTTTTATTTTTAAATATAGAAAGACCAAGTGCTATAAAAGTTAAATACCTAGATGAGAATCTACAAGAACAAGAGGAAGAAATGATAGGCTTGGTGAGCAGGTGTTTTCAACATGAGCTTGATCATATGAATGGCATAGTTTTTACAGAAAAAGTTAGTAAGTTTAAACTAAACTATGCTTTAAAAAAAAGAAATAAGCAAATTAAAAAGGTGCAAGAAAAATGGAACTCGTCAAAGAACTAGATTTACCACAATACAAACAGAGTCTAAAGAGTTGTTGCAATTTTTTAGATGAATTACAGTTTTCTGCTGTAAAAACAAAATATAACACAAAGGGTAATTGGGATGCTGTATCTATTAGGGGATATAGTGATGATGTATTAAATATATTAAAACCAGGCGTTTTAAAATCTGATGTAAAACCTGATGAATTAAGATGGACTAAATTATACGAAGAGCCATCTTTATTGCCAATCAAAGAAATATTATCTCACATACCTGCTGAGTTTGAGCGTGTTAGAGTAATGAGATTGAAAGCCGGCACAACAATTAAAAAACACACAGACAAGGTTGACACAGCAATAAAAAACAAAGATATAATTAGAATACACATCCCTTTAAGAACTTCCTTAAACGTGTATTTTTATCTATGGGAGGGTAAAGAAGAACAGTTATATCATCTGGAAACAGGTAAATACTACTATACAGATGTTACTAAACCACACGCTGTTCATAATAAATGGACAAAAGATAGACTACATCTTGTAGTTGATTGTTATAATAATGATAAAATCAAAAACTTACTAAAACAAAGTGAAGAATAAAAAGACATACATACACGTTAACCAACACGTTATACGAGCAAACAAAAAACACGATAAAAACGATCCTGTCATTACAATCAAATCAGGTAAAAACAATACTTATTGCCACGAGGTAGAAATATTAGGGCCAAGTAAAGTTATCTATGGTGGTAACGATAAACCTTTATTAAACTGTGGTGCTCGTGTTGTAATAGAAACTAAAAGTGAGGTTAATATACTAAAATGATATTTGCTGAAAAGAAAGATTTTAATAAAGTAAAAGAAATATTTTATAGTCATAAAAAATGGTTTCCTCATGTACGAACAGATTACATGGTGAGAATGATTGATAGAAAACAACTTATTTTAGAAGATGGTATATTGATTACCTTCCATCACGCAAAAAGAAGACAAAAAATAGGTGATGTACAAGTAGAAAAGGGTGATACTGTATTACATCAAATTGCAAGTGATTCGCCAGGCTCTGGTAACGCTCAATCAATTCTTA